AGCTTTTACAACTTTGATAAGTAGTTCTTTTTTTAAGGGAGACCTTCCTTGTGCTTGGAGAATAACTCAGCCTAATGTTGAAATAACAATAAAAGCTGGGACACCGATTATTGCTATTTTACCAATAGACTTAGCACAATTACAAAACTCTGAGTTACAAATTGAAGATATCTCAAAACTCCCAGAATCCTCATTCAATGCCAACGAGTATTCTCAAATTGTTTATGGGATAAACAGAGAAGGAAAATGGACTGATTTCTACAGAAACGCAAAAGATCATCTTGGTAACACCATAGGTGAGCATCAAGTAAAAACAATAAAGCTAAAAGGTCAGTCCCATCAATAAAACCAAATATGGTAGAATACAATTAAGGAGATCAACATGCAAATAACTAATAAGGATTTTAGAGACCACAGACCAGTATCAATAACGCCATCTGGATTTTTTGGCGATTCATCAGACAATATTGTTGAGTTAGAGAATTTTCTTTCAATAGAAGAAAGAGAGCGCCTTATGAACTTTGCATTAAACAATAAAATTTGGGACATTACAGAAAGCCACTCAGATGAAGATGGTCTAGTCCTATATGATGCCGATGTATGGAAAGATCGAGTATGTACCTATAATTCATTAATGGCCTCAGACCCAACAATACTTGATTTGATTAATAGCATGATTGCCAGATTAAAAATTGAAGTAGATAAATTTTTTGAGGTAGATGTTAAAGAGACTGGTCCAGCAATTGTAAAGTGGCCAGTTGGAGCAAGACAAGAGCCGCATGCAGATAAGGAATTTCACACTGGCCTAGAACAAGGAAGACCAAATGATTTTCCACACTATGATATAGCTGGCCTATTTTATTTTAACGATGACTACGAAGGCGGAGAACTTTATTTCCCACAACATGGAATAGAGTTTAAGCCTAAAGCTGGAGCAGCATATTTTTTCCCAGGTGATAGACTTTATACACATGGAGTAAGACCAGTTAAGTCTGGAAATAGATTTACTTCGCCATTTTTTTGGACGATTATGAAGCATACAGGAGAAAGACAGCCATGACACTAGAACACACAGAAATTTATCCAAACGTATACGTATATAGAAATGTATTAAAAGATCCTGCAAAAATGTATGAAATCATGAAAGAGTCTGAGCTCGACGCAGGTGGTAAATATGTTTTGGGCAAATGGGATCCATGGGCTCACTTTGGAACATATACACAAGTTAAAGATTCGTCACAGTTTGATCCAGAGCTATCCCAAGATGAAAGATTTATTAGAGAAAAAGAATTCACGGAAGAAGTTCAAAAAGCATACGACCAAGTAATCATGGATTATGTTGAAAAGACTGGAATAGCCCTACCAGAGTCATGGAGATTTAGCGGCTGCTCATACTCAAAGTATTTCGATCAGATAGACGTAATGTCAAACAAAATGACAATGCAATACCATACAGATCATATAACTTCACAAAAAGATATGCCTGGAGATAAATTTTATATAACATGCACAATGTATATTAATGATGATTACGAGGGCGGAGATATAGAATTTTATGTTGACGGAGTACTTACAAACCACAAGCCAGTAGCTGGAGACATAGTTGTGTTCCCATCAACAGAGCCTTATTTCCATGGGGTTAAGACAATATACAACGGAGAAAAGTTCTTTGTAAGAAACTTTGTTATGTATACATTTCCTGGAACAAAAGAATGGCTTGACAATCAATTAAAATTTGGTGCTGTTAACTGGATGAAAAAAGAATTTAAAAGAATTGAACATGATGATCCAAGAAATATGAGATATCTTGTAAATGGAGAATTGGTTGAATACGACGAGGTTCAAAAGAAAGCTAACCAGGAGGCACAAAAAAATGAAACTTACTAAAGTAACAGAAGATATATTTCATTACGAAAACCTGTTAACTGAAGAAGAGTGCCAAAAGGTAATAAATTTATTTAACAGACTAGAGGAAGAGAACCCAGATTACTGGAAGTCTATTTCTTTCTATGAATCTTATTCTGGAAGCTACCCAGAAGACAATAATCCTCTTCTTGCAGAGGTTGGATTACCTCCAACTTGGTTTAAAGACTTGGAGAATAAGTTTAGAGAGTGTGCAGCAGAAGTTGCTGGCCAGACCCCAGACAAAATGTCTAAAATAAGCTTTCATGTACAAAGATGGCTTGCTGGTGCGTTTGCCCCAAAACACTCAGACAACAGCGATAAAGACGGAAACCTAGGAGCATTTACAAGAAGTAGGTATGCTGGATTCCTTTATCTAAATGATAACTTTGAAGGAGGACTTTTAAAGTTTGAGGCAGACCATGGAAAAAATAATTTCTCCATACAACCAACAGTGGGATCCTTTTACATTTTCCACGGCGGGCATAAAAATATGCACGAGGTTACTTTGGTTACAAATGGAACTAGATACACAATTGGCTCATTTTGGGACGATAGAGAAGAAGAAGACTATCCACAAGAAGTTAGAGACCAGTGGGCAAAAGAATTAGCTGAAGTTAGAGCCTATCAAAAAGAACAAGCTGTTGAATGGCAAGACTTAAGGGATAAGGGCGTGACACAACTTCCAGACGGTACAGTTGTTCCAGCAGAAGAAGTTGGTCGAAAATAATGCAACAGTCAAAAGAAGTGTTTAATCCAGAAGATATGTATCATATGTTTGATCTAACAAGATTAAATAATGATATATGGTATTTTAAAAATGTTGTAAGCTATCCTGACGAACTTGTTTCCTTTATAAATGAAGTAGATGGTGATTCTAGAAGCTATTCTAAAATTACTGCGTGGGAAGAGTGGACAGCTAGCAATAACAAAGAAGTCAAATACGGGAAAAACAAAAACGTTTTATGCGATAACATTAAGTCTGTTATTGACGATGGGCCTCTTGATAAAAAAATTCTATACATAAAAAATAGCCTAGAGATGGCAGTACAAATGTCATTAAATACTTACCTTGCATCTCATGGTTTAGACAAAGATCATTATGATTTGCAGATGAGCATAATGCCTATTAGAATATGGGAAAAGGGCTCTTACATGGGCCCGCACTGTGACAGTTATGATGGCAACCTAGATATAGCATTTTCAATAGTCATGTATTTAAATGAAGACTACACTGGTGGAGAAATTGGATTCCCAAACCATGATGTGCTCCTTAAGCCAAAATCTGGATCACTTTTAATATTCCCAAGCCAAGAGCCATTCCTGCACCAGGTCCATACGCTAGAATCTGGATCTAGGTATACCTGCCACCTTTCAGTATATAAAAGGTAAGATGGTATAATTAAAAAATGGCAACAGTAGGCGTTAATGGATGGCGTTTCCCAACCTATACGGATTCTCCAGATGTACCGAGAGACCTTGGTATTTTAGGCACAGACATAGCTGCATTTATTGCGGCTAACCCTGGGCCACAAGGTGCTTCTGGACCAGCGAATGTTCTAACAGTTGCGGCCACAAATACCATTAATCCTGGACAAAGTGCCTCAGTAACTATTAGCGGAACATCTCCATCTCAATCATTGACATTTAATATACCAAGAGGAATAGATGGCGTTCTTGGCGGACCAGGGCCAGCAAATACTTTAAGTGTTGGAACTGTATCAGCAGGAGATGCTGGCACACAGCCAGTCGTAACTATAACTGGTTCAGCACCTTCTCAAACAATAAACTTTACAATTCCTCGTGGAGATACAGGATTAACTGGCGCAACTGGTTCAACGGGTGCAACAGGGCCCAAAGGAGATCCAGCAGCAACAATAACAGTAGCCCCAACAGTTATAACATCAGCAGCTGGAACAAATGCGTCAGTAACAAATTCTGGAACATCTAGCGATGTAGTTTTAAACTTTACAATTCCTCGTGGAGCAGACGGAGCACCTGGAGCAGACGGAGCACCTGGCGCAACAGGCCCAGCTGGCGCAGCAGGAGCAAATGCAAACATTGATCCGATATCCACAAGAATTGGATTAAACTACGCAGCAACAGATCTTTCCGTAATTGGAGTAAACTCTAACTGGTTTCCACTAACCACAAATACATTTTCTTTGGGATTGATGGGACCACTAAATCCTCCTGGAACAGACCGTGTAACTAGAGGATGGAAGAATATATATTTAAATTCAGCTGCTACGGTTATATCAGACGAGAGAACAAAAGAAAACATAATAGCATCTGATCTTGGTTTAACTTTTATCAATAATCTTAACCCTGTTAAATATAATAAAATTGGCGGAGACAGAACACACTATGGTTTAATTGCACAACAGGTAAAGTCAGTATTAGATGAAGCCAATATTGCTGATTTTGGAGGATGGGTAATCTCTGATGTAAATGATCCAGAAGGACAACAAGCATTAAGATATGAAGAATTTATTTCCCCACTAATTAAAGCGGTACAAGAACTTACAGCAAGAGTAAAAATACTAGAAGAAAAGTAGGTTTGGGATGTCATATAAAAGCGTAGTCTTAAATGACCACCCAACATCATTCTATTTATTAGACGAAGTTACATCTGGCAATATAGCCTCTTACTCTGGACTAATTTCTCAATTTGCAACGTACCAACAGCTAAAGGACAGCGGACTAACATACTCTGCATTAAGCGGTTTGCCTGTTTATGATTATTCTGGAAATGTAAACAATGGGTATGCAGTAAACTCTTCAACTAAAGAACTGATGCCATTAATTTCTGGTGGAATAAGAGGCACACAAGTTCTCCCATATACAGCTATTAATTATGTTTCTCAAGGCATTGCAAATGAATATAATAGCGATGATTCTTTTACAATTGAAGCTTGGTGCGTACTTCCTCCAACAGAAAGCGATATAACAATAGTTGCAGATACATCTATTAATGCGGGTATCTTTTATAAAAACGGAAATATTGTTTTTAAGGTTGGTTCAAGTGAAACCCAATACACTGCATCAAATGCAGAATCCTTATATATAGTTGGTATATTCCAAAATGCATCAATTTCCCTTTATATAAATGGAGTTATTGTTGATACGGCTTCTGTAAATGGGTATAGGTTTTCTAATTCAACCGTTAACTTTAAGACAGGACCAGCAGATGGTAAATTTGTTATTGATTGTGTAGGGTTTTATAAATTTAATCTTTCTGAAAATCAAATTAAACATCATTATTCTGAAGGAATAAGGGAAATTAACTCATCTCAAATAGTTGATGCTGATGGGGGATACATGTTTAGCATGAACTCTTCTTCAATTAAACCAAAGTTTAAATTTTCATATCCAGGGTCTAGGTCTTGGTCAGAGGTGGCATCTAGCGGAATGTCAATATCTAATGATGGATCATACATATATTTTCCAGAGACAGAAGAGTCGGTTTCGGCAAGCTACTCCTTTACAGATTATTTTATTGTGCCAGACTATCTAGACATATCTACCAGTCAAATATATTGGTCTAATGATGTAAAGGGAATTAAGGTGGAAGTAAAAATAAATGAAGAGCCGTGGGCGGAATGTAAAAATGGAAGCCCTATGCCATATTATAATAAAAATGATAATAAGATAGGAACAGTACTCAACATAAGAGTTACAATGTCCTCAGATGATACAAGTAAATACCATCCTGTATTAAAAAATATAGATATCTTTTTCTATAGCTCAAAGAATTTTTATAGCGATAATTCTGGATACTATTTATCATCAAATTTTGATTATGCTTTGCCAAGAGGAAACTCAAGAATATTATCTTATAATAAGAATAATGGATTAAAGATGCATAATGGACATGGATTTTCTTTAAACAATATCCCAGACATTAGATCAGTTGAAATGATCTTTACACCAGAAACTGGGGAAAACGTATTAGTTTCTGCCTCATCAAAAATATATGAATGGTCATCATCTGGGGCTATATCAAAGACAGCAATTTCTTCAATCTACGTAAATGGTATAAATAGGACATCCGAGACAAATGCTTTTGATTTTATGTCAGTAGGACTGCCCCATCATATTGTTATTACATTTACATCCGCTGCATCAAATCTTAAATTTAATCAAAACCAAACTGACTCAAAATCAGGGCTTGGCAGCATGTATAACAATTTGGCCATATATCAGACGGCTTTAACAGAGGACAAGATCTATCAACACTACCTGCTTTATACAGGGAACATTGTAAACCTTATAAATGATACAAGCATGACTATATCTGAAGGAATAACTGGTAATGACTCTACCTCATTTACCTTGACTTCTGTAGAGCCTTTGTCAGTAAGCCTTTAAATATTGTATTTGCTTGTCACAAATCTGGACTTTGGTTAGAGATAATGGTATGATTGTGGTCTATGGATATCTTAAAGAAAAATACTAAAATTGTCGAAGAGACAACCCTTGGCATATATGTCTGGGAAATGCCTGATGGCAGGTGGATTGGGGATGACGATGGGAATTTTCTTTCGATCACGGCCATTAAAGGCAATAGATCCAAAATCGATGTTTTGGCTAGAGAGGTTCGCTCATACGGTATTCATGAGGGCCAACCTAAATTTCTTTCTGGACGCAGAAAAATCAATGACGAAGAGCTTGCAGAGCAAGAACAAAGACTTAGATGGGGACTCCCACCAGACCCATACGACATAGGAGTCTACAAAGACTCTGTATTAAGAGGCGGTAAAGTACAATGACACGCAACATAGAATTCTTAGAAGACGAAGACTCACCTAATACAATTGATATTTCTAATACCTCAGACTGGTTTCATTTTCAAAAAGCAGAAGAATCTGAAGACCCATTTAAGATAGGTCTAGAAGAAATTAAAAAGCTTAGAGGTTTAGGAACAAACTTTAAGCGCAAAATTAATCGTGATTTTTCAAAAGCGTTTGTAGGAGTCGATGGCTCTAGTACACAACAAAATCTTTTACAGCAAGCAATTAGCGGATATGCTTTATTTGACCTTGTAGAGCCAACCTATAATTTAGAATATCTTTCAAAGATATATGAAGTTTCAACTTACAACTACGCAGCAATTAATGCTAAGGTATCAAACATTGTTGGCCTAGGTTACATGTTTACCGAAACATCAAAGGCTAAAGATGCAATGGATGCAATAACCGACCAGAAGCAGGTAGATAGAGCTCGTGCAAAAATTGATAGAATTAAAACACAGCTTGATCGATGGCTTGACGACTGTAATGAAGAAGAGTCATTTACAGAGACCCTTATAAAGGCCTACACAGACCTTGAGGCGACAGGCAATGGCTACATTGAGATTGGACGTACAACGGCTGGAGATATCGGCTACATCGGCCACATACCAGCTAAGACAATGCGTGTACGTAGATTCCGTGACGGATTCATTCAATTGCTTTATGGTAAGGCTGTATACTTCCGCAATTTTGGAGACCTTGAAACGCCTAGCCCAATTGCTGGACAAGAAGATAGACCAAATGAAATTATACATTTAAAGAAATACACTCCGATGAATAATTACTACGGAGTTCCAGATATTATTGCTGCCCAACAAGCACTGGCAGGAAATGAATTTGCTGGCAGATACAACCTGGACTACTTTGAAAACAAGGCGGTTCCAAGATATATTATTACAGTAAAGGGAGCAAAGCTCTCACCAGAATCAGAAAGAAAATTGCTTGAGTTTTTTCAGGTCGGGCTAAAGGGCAAAAATCATAGATCCCTATATATACCACTTCCAGCAGACACACCAGATTCAAAAACAGAATTTAAGATGGAGCCAATTGAGGCGGGAGAACAAGAGTCCTCATTTAATATCTATCGTAAGTCTAATAGAGATGAGATTCTTTTGGCTCACCGTGTTCCTATTAGCAAGATCGGTATTCCAGAAGGAATTAACTTGGCTGCGGCCAGAGATGCAGATAAAACATTTAAAGAGCAAGTTTGCCGACCTTCACAGGATAGACTTGAGAAGAAATTAAATTATTTAATTGCAGAAAAGACAGATGTCGTTCAATTAAAGTTTAACGAGCTCAGCCTTACAGATGAAGAAACGCAAAGCCGAATTGACGAAATTTATTTAAGAATGCAGGTAATAACTCCAAACGAAGTTCGTATTAGAAAAAATATGACAACCGTTGATGGCGGGGACGAAATGGTAGATTTAAAGCCACAGCAAGTGGCTGACCAGAAGGCAAAATCTACTGGCAATAAAAAGCGAGACCAGCAAAGATCGGCCAATGCGCCAGATAAAAGCGGAGAAGCCAGAAACCCCAAGGGCGATGGTCCAAAAGTCAAATAAGTCTAATCAACTGTTATTTGCGTTATAGTAGATAAACCACTAAAATTAAGCATATGAACATTGAAAAAGGCCATTGGTCTAGTAATGGCGACAACTTACATTTGTCGATTCCGTTTACTAAGGTC